TGGATCAGTCAAAGACGCCTCAATAACAATTTCACCAGCCGCAAGTGTTTCTGTGGCTGGGAATATAACTGCGCGTGGCACAGCAACAGTATCAGCCACATCAAGCGTAGCCACAACGCCAAACAATATCATAGGTGGAAGCGCCACATCCCAATCCACAACTGTAACAGGCGTTGGATTTAATCGTGTACGTGGTTCAAGCATATCAGTTGCAACTGTCTCTGCTGTTGTCTCTGAAGCGGCAAGAACTAGGAATGTTTCTTCTACAATATCAGCGACATCTAGCGTTAGTGCATCATGTATAAGAAAACGCCTTGCATCTTCTACAATATCAGCGACATCTAGCGTTAGTGCATCATGTATAAGAAAACGCCTTGCATCTGCTACAGTATCAGCGACATCTAGCGTTAGTGCATCATATATAAGAAAACGCCTTGCATCTGCTACAGTATCAGCGACATCTAGCGTTAGCGCATCTTCATTGAGGATTTTGCAGTCTAGCTCAACAATTCAGCCTGCATTAAGTGTTGCGGCTGTTGGTGAGAAAGAAAGTATAATAAGCGTATTTATGAGCGCTCAATCAGAAGCTAATGCTACTGCAAATAGAGTGCAAAATGCGTCACTCAGCTCTGATTGCTCACTTAGTGTATCTACACAGCCAAATGTAGAGTTTAACAATAGCGTCACTATACCAACAATAGTTTCAACAGGTGTTAGCTCTAATCGTGTTCGCGCATCTGCTACATCAGTATCAACTGTCTCAACTACTGCGTCGGCGGCAAAACGTGTTCGAGTAGCATCTTCAATAACAGCAACCATTTCTTCTGTAATTTCAAGCGCTGAATTAATACAGCAAACATCCGCAACATTACCAGCAAATCTTACAGTTACGCCTTCTGCTGAAAAAATATTATTAAGCACTTCAACAACTTCCGCCAGCGCATCGGCAACTGCATCTGGATTAAAAATACATCAATCTGGCTCTGCTATATCCACAGCTTTAAGCGGTTCAATAAGTTTTATTAGATTGCAAAACACTGCGGCAAACATCCCATTACTGTTGTCTACATCAGTAAATGGTGCAGTCACATCAGTTACTAGTGCATCTGTAAATTGCGCTTTAAGTTTGTTTGCATCTGGTCAGTCTCAAATATCGTCATCCACAGCACTTAGTATTACATCTGCATTTACAGCCAGTGCAATTGAAAAATGGGAAGACTTACCAGACGCAACAGAGACATGGCAGACAGTACCAAAAGTAACAGAAATATGGACAGCCGCATGATGTTGCAATTAAAGCATTTTTGTGGCAGTATGCGTTCAGCGCCTACAGCGTCTTTCTCTTACATTGATGAACGATATTAGGCCAAAAGGCTTAAACCAATAGGAGTTAATTATGGCAGATACTACAACAACGACATATAGCTTAGTGAAGCCAGAGGTCGGCGCATCCGAGGACACTTGGGGAACAAAAATAAATACCAATTTAGATAACGTCGATAATCTTTTAGATGGTACGACGCCTGTCACTGGTATTGATATTAATTCTGGGTCAATCGATGGAACGCCAATTGGTGCAAACTCTGCGTCAACAGTGGCGGCGACAACAGTAAGCGCAACTGGCAACATTACAGTTGGTGGCACTGTTGATGGTCGTGATGTTGCGGCTGATGGCACTAAGCTAGATGGCATTGAAGCTAACGCTAAAAATGACCAAACAATAACTGCTGGCTCTGGTTTATCAGGTGGCGGCACTGGTGATGTAACACTAAGCCATAGCGATACATCATCCCAAGCATCTGTAAATGGCTCTGGTAGAACATATATCCAAGACGTGACACTAGATACATATGGGCATGTTACTGGATTGGCTACAGCAACAGAAACAGTGACAAACACAACTTACAGTGCTGGCAGTGGTTTAGGGCTTTCTGGGACAACATTTAGTCATACAGATACATCATCTCAAGCATCTGTTAATAACTCTGGTCGTACATACATTCAAGATATAACTCTTGATACATACGGACACATTACTGGAATATCATCTGCCACAGAAACAGTGACAAACACAGACACTAACACAACCTACAGTGCAGGGTCTGGTCTTGATTTATCAGGCACAACTTTCAGTATTGAAAGTGATTTACGTGGTGAGATGTGGTACATGGGTCGTGACACTAACGACTATATTGGCGTTGAAACTACTCAGATTAACTTCGTTTTAGATGGCAACACAGATATGCGTCTTGAAAACGATGGTGACTTACACGTTGATGGTAACGTTGTTGCTTACTCTACAACTACTTCTGATGAGCGTCTAAAGAAAGACATCGTTAAGATAGACAATGCTTTAGATAAAGTATCACAGCTAAGTGGTTACACATTTGAATACATAGCTGATGGCAAAAAGTCTGCTGGTGTTATTGCTCAAGAAGTTGAGAAGGTAATGCCAAGCGCAGTATCAGAAACAACATTGCCAGTTAAAATGGGTGACGATGATAAGACTGAATATAAAGTGGTTCAGTATGATCAACTTCATGGATTAATGATTGAAGCAATTAAAGAACTGAAAGCTGAAATCGAAGAACTAAAAGCGAGGTAAGTTAGATGGCTTTACAATCCAGTGGGCAAATAAGCCTTAACGATGTTAACGTAGAACTTGGTAATAGTGGTACGGCTCAGATTGGTTTAGGTGACAGCTCTGTTCGTGATTTGTTTGATATTGCGTCAGGCGAAATTGAAATGGCTGATGGTTATGGTAAGGCTTCATTTACAGGTATGGTTGCCACAGGTGGTACAATTACCACAGATGGCAATTACAAAGTACACACATTTACTGGTTCTGGTACATTTTCAGTAAGCACAGTAGGCAGTAGCAACACAGTACAATACGTTGTAGTTGCAGGGGGAGCAGGGGGTGCTACTGCTGGCGGCGGTGCTGGCGGCTATAGAGCTAGTAATATGAACGTTGGCGCAACATCTTATTCTGTTACTGTTGGCGCTGGCGGTAATGGATACCCTAATTTTAACACAAACTCAGGTAAAGGTGGTTCTGGGGGTAATAGCTCATTTCACACCATAACCTCAACAGGTGGTGGAGGCGGCGGTGGTAAAAGCACTTCTACTCCTCAAGCGGACGCAGGGGTTGCGGGCGGTTCTGGCGGCGGTGGTGGTATTCACGGAACTTCTGGAGGTACATCACCGGGGGGCAGTGGTGTATCTGGGCAAGGTAATGCAGGGGGCGGTGGCCGAAGGGCATCTATGTCAGCAGGGGGCGGTGGCGGCGCAAGCCAAGCAGGGTTTACTGGTAACACTCAAGCACCATCTTATAACAGCGGTGGTGATGGTGGGGCTGGCTCTGCAAGCTCTATCACTGGTTCATCTGTCACTCGCGCTGGTGGCGGTGGCGGTGGCGGTTTTGATTCCGCAGGTTCTGGAGGTTCTGGCGGCGGTGCTACTGGCGGTGGGTTTGGTGCAGTGGGTACTACAACAGCTAATACAGGCGGCGGCGGTGGCGGCGGCTGGTATTATTCATCTGCGGGCGCGTCTGGAATAGTTATAATTAGATACCAATATCAGTAGGGAATAAAGTATGGCACATTTTGCAAAGATAGAAGATGGTGTTGTTACAAATGTTATTGTTGTCGATAATTCTGACATTCTTGATAGCGAAGGTAATGAATCAGAAAATATAGGTAAAACTTTTTGTAGCAATTTACTTGGTGGTGAGTGGGTTCAAACATCATATAACAATAACATAAGAAAAAATTATGCTAGTATAGGTGGTACTTATGACAGCACTAAAGATGCTTTTATACCTATAAAACCATACCCATCTTGGATTTTAAATGAAACCACATGCCAATGGGAAAACCCAACTGGTGTAGAAGACCCCTCAACCCCACCTGATAATCTTTATTACTGGGATGAGGATAGTCTATCTTGGGTAGAAGCTTAATGATTTAAACGTCATATTGTTAATATACATAAAAATATGCTATAGTAACAGAAACTTATAGAACGAGGTAAACATGCCACTAATACCATTAGACATCCCTGCTGGCATTTACCGAAATGGTACTGAATTACAAGCATCTGGGCGATGGCGTGACGCCAACTTAATTCGTTGGGTTGACGGCACAATGCGCCCGATGGGTGGCTGGCGTACTAGATCAGACACGGCGGCTAATGCTAAAATTCGTGGTTTGATTACTTGGATTGCTAACGATCAAGATCGTTACATTGTTGGTGGTACATACAATAAACTTTATACTTGGACATCTCAAGGTGTTCGTCACGACATAACGCCAACAGGATTAGTAAGTGGGCGTGAGGACGCCGAGGCATTTACAGGGTATGGTGGCAGTTACTTTGGGCAATATGCTTATGGCGTGGCTCGCCCAGATACAGCGCGAATACAGCCTGCAACAACTTGGTCGCTAGATACTTGGGGTGAATACCTTGTTGCGTGCAACGAAGATGACGGAAAAATTTATGAGTGGCAGTTAAGCAATTCCACACCAGCGGCAGTATTAGTAAATGCGCCGACAAGCAATGAAGGTATTGTCGTGACTGAAGAAAGATTTTTGTTTGCACTAGGCGCAGGCGGAAATCAACGTAAGGTACAATGGTGTGACAGGGAAGATAGCTCCACATGGACGCCAGCCGCAACAAATGAAGCTGGTGACTTAGAGCTTAACACAAGTGGCAGAATTATGGCTGGCATACGTGTGCAGGGTCAAACTCTAATATTAACAAGCATGGACGCGCACGTAGCAAATTACATTGGTGCGCCATATGTCTACGGCATCGAGCGTGTCGGAGCGAGTTGCGGATTAATCGCAAACAAGGCTATAGCATCAGTTGATAAGGGCGCGTTCTGGATGGGTAATCACTCATTCTATGCATATGCAGGCGGCGCAGTGCAACAAATAGAAAGCGAAAT